CTTTGTTTTGTTTTCTTAATAAGTGATTTTGATATCTCAATTCATGGAGGATATCTGTTCCTATCCACCATATTGCTGCTATTATTCCTAATCCTAGCATAGCTATAATTGTAAGTAATCCTAAAAACTCTGTTGCTGTCATATTATTTGTTTTTGTTAATATAATCTTCTCCCCATTGTTTAGCTGTAAGAGGATCAGTAAATCCATCTTCTACTGCATCAGTTATCCAAGATGTTTTACCTTTTTTATGTACAGCTACAATCCATTCTTCAGGATCTATTTTAGCTAGTGGACTAACTTGTATCCACCAGCCAGCTTTATATATAGTTTTATTTGGACAAAATGTTCCCATTGTTTTTTGTATTTATGTATTTAATATATTTAGTTAATGCTTTAGGATCTTTTTGTAATTTATTTTCTTCAATCCAAATTAAAGCTTTTTTCATTTTTCCCATAACTTTTAATTTAAAATATGTATCTTATTGTATTCCAAGGTATTATTTGATTATGGAGCTTTTTAAATGTGGATACCATTCCGTTTTTAACATAAGCTTTATAGCGAATATTTTCTCCTCCATATTGAGATGTTTTACTTTCTTGTAATTCTGGTGTCCATAATAGATTTTCTCCAGGTAAATTATTTAAAGTATTATACTCATGTTTTTTAATATTATGAGTAAGGAATATAACTTCAGCAAGTACTTCAGGTTTGTATTTCTCTTTTACTGTAGAATTAACTTGCTTAAATAATTCTATATAATCATTTTCCCAACCATCATATACTACTACAGGACTAAAGTTAAGATGTACATCATAGCCTGCTGCTTTAAACTCATTAATAGCATTTAGTCTTTCTTCAATAGTACTTGTGTTAGGTTCAAGAATAGTTCTAATCTTTTCAGGCATCAAGCTGAATCTTATTCTTACTTTCATTTTAGGATCAAATTCTAATAGTTTATTATTCACGTATTTAGTAGCAAATGTACCTAATGCTCTAGGATGGTCTACAAAAAACTCAAAGATTCTTTCCCAGTCATGGTACTTAGCATGCAAAGCAAAGTCTTCATTACAGGATATATCATAAGTAATATACTCTTTATGTGTTTGGTTAGGTTTATCTACTACAGCAAACCAAGCATGATTATTAATCTCTGTAAGTATATCTTCAGTATTAGTAGCTATATCTAATCTTTCTGGTTTATGTCGTTTCATATAACAATATGAACAATTATATAAGCAACCATAACCAAAAGAAGGAGTAATAAAATCAGAGCTCCTGCCAGAAGCCCTGATTAACATTGATTTTCTATTTACTTTTTTAATTATATTTTTCATTCATTATTTTATGTAATAAATCTGCAGTCTCATAGTCTTCTTCCTCTACAGCAGCTTCAACATAGTTACTTAGGTTTTCTAATAATGCAAATTCTGTAGAATAAGTATATGCAAAGTGATCATCTTTTCTGTGTTTTTTTCCACAACCACAAGATATATATCCAGTCTTACTACAACTTTTTGTATTATTAATATTTACTAATTGTTTTCCTTCTTTAGAGCAATAAAATAAATTCGTTATTGTATATATATCTCCTTTATTTCTTGGTTGGGATGGACATTCTCCATTAGATAGTGCGACTACCTGATCTCCGATATTAAAATTAATCTTCATAAAAGTTTACTATAAGTTCTGTATATCCGTTTGGTATTTCTGTTTTTCTTCTTGCTACTCCAATTAGATCTCTTGACCAAATGCCAACTTTGTCTTCATCGTGTCCACAATAATCTCCACCTCCTCTACCGTTACCTTCAGCTGTTAATATAGATAAAGGATGAACTTTCCACCACTTGTTGTGTGGATTACGACATACTTCTTTTTTATTTATAAATTGTTTTTTAGTATGATTAATTAAGTATTTATTGTCTTTTCTTAAATCAATCCACTTGTATTTAAAATTCTCAGGACTTAATGATAAGGTTTGTCTAACTGATAAATCATATAGATTGTCATCTAATCCTTCTTCAGTATCCGCGTAGTCTCCTGCCCAAACTAAATATCTGGGTTTTTCTTCTAATAAACATTCTATATATTGAATCATGGAATTTCTTATCCATGAATGTTCCATTAATTTTGAACCATCATTCCAATTGATAGGATCAAATACAATTTGTGGTTTTTTTGTTTTATAATTTAAAATAATTGCTTTATAATATTGTCCCATAATAATTATTAATTAAATAAAAAAAGCCCCACTCTGGCAGGGGCACTCCTCTTTTTTATACATTCCTATATGAAATTTAATAGAGTAGGTTTAAGCATGCTGCATAGGTACATCATTCTTGGAGGAACTTTTGCAGTTAGCCTGTATAAATGTTTTACATCTTCTCTGAATTGACGATGTTTTAACCTCTATCCTCCTTAAAATAAATCTAGTAGATCTTCTATATCATCGTCTACTGTAACATACGTATTATCTTCTACTGTTGTGGAAGTATTATCTTGTTCAGGTATTTCATCTACACCATCAATATGATCTTCATCACCAAATTGATTTGTTTTTGTGTCTTCAGATTCTACTTCTGTAATAGATTCTTCTAGATCTACTTGATGATTTTCAGATGGTTGAATATTATCTTCATCATCATCTGTATCACTCATAGTGTTTCCGTTAGGAATACCTGTGATTTCTGGTGTATCATTTATTGTTTCTTCTTCTTCAGTTTCTAAACTATGACCAACGCAAGGAGGAATTGGTTCTACAGTATCATCATTTGTATCGTTAACAGTGTCTTCTTTTTGTCCAGAGGCCCAGTTAGAAAAATTATTACAGAACTCTTCTTGTGTTAATCCTTTTATAGAATTAAAAAGCATGTAGTAATTTACTAAATCTAAATCATATTCACTATTATCAACACAATATTCTGCATACTCTTCTTCAACTGTTAGTTCTTGAGTTTGTGCTACTTGAGGTTGAGTTTTTGGCTCATTGATATCTATTTCCTCAAGTTGTGTTGTATATGCACACCAGTTATTTAATATTGTATAGTGGACTTTTTGTTGTTGTAATTGCCATTTAGTTACATCTGTACCATCTAAACCATACATTACATCTTTATACAGTCCCCAAAGATTATTATCGTCTGTAAAATCATTATTGTTATTTCTTTCTTCTTTTACTTTGATTATAGCTGAAGCTTGAGATGATGTAAGTTGTTTTTGTCCAAAATACAATTGTCCCAAAATATTATTATAATCATCAGCAGTTATTGGTGTATTACGCATATCATTTTTTTGACAAATTAAATTATCAAAAAATTCATTAGCATATGCAATTACATTTTCAATTACATTCATACTTTCTTCATTAGCTGTTCCAGTATGCTTTCTTAGCCAGTTGATTCCATCTGAACCAACAAACATAGCGTTATTTGAATAAATAAAACCTCCAACATAACATCCAAATCTTAGCTTTTTATTGTATGAATTACACCAATTAAATGTCATTCCTATATCTGAATCTTTGCTGGAATGTATTTCTAATGAAGCAAGAACAACTTCTCCTCCAAAAGAGTATTGATATTTTTTATTTTTAATATAGAAGTTGTTATCATTCAATGTTTGTTCTACTTTTGTTATAATATCTTCGTGAGATATTACTGTATACGATTTTGTTTCTTGTGGTAATGGAACATTCTTTAGAAAATGTTCGTCTCCTATTTTATTTTTTACTGGCATTTTAAAATAATTTTTGTTGTGTTAATATTGGATCTACTGATTCTATTTCGGTTCTTACTAATTTTTCATAAAAAGAATAATTAATATTATAGTTCTCTATAGGTAGATCGTTGTCTATTTTTATAGCTATCTCTTCATTTATATTTGAAGTTGCTTCTATTTTTATTTCTCTAGATGAATTTAAATCTTTTTTAATGATTTTACATCCTGAGTTTGCTATATAATATCTTACTGTTTTTTGTAATTTATTTTCAGTATATTCTCCTTTTTTTATACAAGTTTCAACAAGTTCCCATCCTTTTTTTGCACGTATGCCAGCACAAAAATTGTAGATGTTTTTATCATTTTTAATTGTTTCTTTTGGATCTATACCGTGAACAAAGTAATTGTATATAGCTATAGGTTTAATTCGATAGCTTTTGTTTTTGTGAAGAGCTTTATCTATTTCAAATCTACCTTTAAGTTTTATAGGAAAATAATAATACTTACCATCTTTCTTTTTTATTAAAGGTTTAGGAAATTCATTTTTTATTTTATTAATAGCTTCTTCTTTTTTTATTTCTATTGGCTTAAAAATACCTATGTAATTATTAACATCCCATATTATTAGTTTTTGATAGTTTTCAAATTCAAGAATTAATGAAGTTTGTTCTTCCCATTTTTTACATATTTCATAATACTTAGATTCATATTCTTTAGGTAGAATTATTTCACCACCATCTGTATTAATCATAATTGGCCTAGCTCCTGGAATTTCTTCACATAATTCTTCCATTAATTGTACAAGTAATAATTGCCCATTACAGGTAATCCGCATAGTTAAAAAACTATCTTTAAGGAAACTGTTGTCATCATTACTTAAACCAAAAGCAGAATTTAATACAATTTTATATAAGTAGTTTAATGGATTTGACTTATCATATTTTAATCTTTCGTCATAAAACCATTCATACCTTTTACAAAATGTTTCTGCATCAAAATGAGCAGGACTCCACTTGTTTCTAATACATAAGTTTGGATAATATGATTTAACATCAAAAGATTTAATGATCATATTATTTTCTTGCTTATATAACCCTCTCTTGGCTCCATGAATACCACCAAGAGCAAAAGATAATTCTAATCCTCTATATGTTACTTTATGTGCAAAACTACCTTTTAAATTTTGACCATCTAATTTTAAAGATTTAAACTTATCTAAGGTCTGAATTAAAGGTTTGGTTTTAAATTTTATATAAGGAAGTATAGCTTCATTTAGATGTATTGTTTTTCTAAATGTTTTTTTTGTTTTGAGTATTGCTTCTGGTATATCTAAATCTTTTGATAATAAATTTGATAATATTGCTTTAACTAATTTAGGCTCAGAAAGATTTTGTAGAGGTATTTTAAAATATTTACTTAAATTATTTCTAACTTTTACTTGTTCAATATTTTTTTTAAATAACTCAAATGTTGATAAACAATCATTAATACAATAAATTGTTAATTGTACTATTTGTTTTTGATTTAATTCATCAGTTGGTTTGCAATCCATGTCTATAATATTTGGCCAATCCATATTGTATTGAAGCCATTTTAAAGAAGCAAATTTCTGTTTATTATTATAGTTATTAATTGCAGCTACATCTATTTCTATAAATGGATTATCTTTTGCACTATATATTCCATAACCTTTTTCATTTTTAATTTTAAAAAGATTCTCAACAAAATTAAAAATAGTTCCTGCTACATCTACACCGTTCCCAAAGCCTCTAAGCGTGATGTAATTTTCACGAATAAATCTTGTTACTTGATAGTCAAAACTTAATCCATTAAATGATACAATTGTTATTTTATTGTTTATTAAGTGAGTTTGAAACTCAAACAAGTCTTTGAGATTATTTTTAAAGGGTGACATTTCAAATATTTTCATATCTGATTTATCATAAATGTTTATATATACTGCAACAAATGTATTTTTTATTGTTTCATAATCATATACATATCCTTCTTTTTTCATATTAGAGATAAAAAAAGGTATCGCATTACACGATACCTTATAAGTTAGTTTTTGTTATCTTATTTTAAATAAGACTTCCAATCAAATTTGGGATTAACAGCATGCATATTTAAGAATTCTTCTATTTCTTTTTCATTTCTTATGTAATACTCATGATAAGTATCCATAAGTAATCTTTCTTGTTGAAAAGGAAATTGTTCTTTAAACTTCTTGTTGGTTGTTTCTTTAGGAAAACCATTGTTGTCTAGCTTAGTAATGCTTTGTATGCTTTGTTTAATGTGCTTACTAATTACACCAAGTATTTTTTTCTTTGGATCAAATATTAATTCGATGTAAGGACAATCATCTTTTACTGGGATACCTGAAAAGTTTTTTACAGGTTCGTTAGGATTTTCCATGAAACTGCTTTCGATTAAAAGCATTGAAGGTTCAACAACTTGCGCTGTCTTTTTTGTTGGTTTTGTTTCTGACATATTTTTTTATTTCAAATATAATAATATTTTATAATTTAACATTGTTTGTTGCATAATTAAATGGTAATGTGTATTCATGGTTAGTATAATGCCAATTAGCTATATCTAATTTTTCTTTGGTTTTAACTGACCATTTTTGCATTGATTCAAAAGATACTGGAAAATTGTAGACATCGTTATTTTTATCAATAACAGTAAAGTTTATTTTTACTTTCCAATATTTTAATTCATCAGGTTTTATTAAACTTTTAATTAGTTCTTTATATACAACTACTTGTAACCAATACATATATTCAGATTCATCAAAGTTTTTATACCATTGATTTAGAGTTTTAGATGTTGTTTTTAAGTCTGTAATGTATATTATCTTTTCTTCATTATCTATCTTAACACAATCTACTACACCTTTTAAACCAAATTTATACTCAGCTAAATCACATTTTAATTCAACTTCTTTTTCAACTTGATCTGATGTATTTGTTTTGGTTAGATAAAACATTGATTGTTCATCTTCTAAAACTATATTAGCTTTTTCTTTTGCTTTACTTACCATGTCCATGTCTACTATTTTTTTTCTAGTAGATTCACACAATACTCTAAAGTATTCTTCTGTTTCATAAGTAATGCATTTTTCTAATCTTTTTTCATCACCTGTCAATTTTAAACCATTTTTATCAGCTCGTTTGGAGTCTGTATAAGATTGATATAAATCTGCAGCTTCTAATTCTTTTAGAATGTAATTAGAAAAGTCTTCTAGTTTAACTGATTTAGATTTTTCTAATTCAGGTATAGCATATGTATTATAAACTGTATCTATAATATCTTTTAATCCTCCTCCTGGAACTTTTGCTGACATTACAACAAATTTTTCATCAAACATCTCAGGCTCTAGGACAAAACAATGAAACAACTCTCCTTCCTTAAGGAACTTTTCGTCAGAGTCTTCTCTTTCTTTTAGTATGTAATCTTTGTAAAATTGTTTGGGATTGTTTATTAGCTTTACTAATGAAGAATAACTAAAGAAAAACTTTTCTCTATGAAACTCTTCTTTACTTGGTATTTTTTTGACTGTTTCTAGCATTTTTACTTTTTAGTTGTTTAGATGTTAAAT